CCGGAATAACCAATTGAGCTGACTTAATATGCACTTGGTGCGCTGTTCTTTTTCTATCCATAAATTCCTGAACTAAATAAGCACCCACTTGTGGCACACTTCCATTTTCAATAAGTTGTGGCACTGCTGCTGAAACTAATTTAAACTTAGGTTTTTCTGGAAGTAAAATCACTTTTTTAGCGTCAATATATGGTGTTGAAACATCTGACGCATTGTCATAGAACTCAGGATAAGTCCAAAGATTTACCTTGTAAGAGCCGCATGATAATTGACCATGCAATGTTCCACCTACTGCATTTCGCTGTGGCTCTCTAATCGTACCCAAATCTACATTTTTAAGGTCTTGACTTTCTTTAATTAATTTGTTGTTAATCAATGAGTTCAACGCTTCACCTCCCATAATAGCATTTAATGTACCACCTTGCGATTTCCCTTGTTGGCGGATAAAATTACATCCGTTTTCCAAAACAACTCTAGGATCAACAGTATCAATATCAAAATCATTTGCTGCGTTATAAGCTACAATTGAAGCGGTTTTACGGTTGAAATTAATGTCCGTTCTACTATTCAATGTTAAAACACCAGTTTGCAAAACTTGTGAGCATTGTAATTCAACTGCACGCTCAATTTTATTTTGCAAATCCATTAAATCTTCTGCTAATTCAGCAGTCATCTCAGCGAAGTAAGTTGTATTGCCCTGTGATAACGCTGTGATAACTTGGTCGTATAACCTGTGGTCGTTTGCCGTCAAATATTCATGATAAAACGGCGGTACAAATATTTTTTCACTTGATTTATCGAATGAATTTCTATTTCCATCTGAGTAAGTTACAACATCTACTGCAATCTTTTCATTACCACGTCTTACGGCAATTGACACTTCTTTTGTCATTACTTCAATAGGCTCAAAGAACGAGCGCAAAAATGAAGTTACTGAAACTTTTTCACGATAAACAGAAACTAATGATTTCGTGAATAAACCTCGAGCATCCACAACTGGGATGTTAAATAGCACACCTGAAGGTGCAAATTGGTAAGCAATTGCCCCAAGTCCTAGAACTCCAAAAGTTGCTTCTAGTGTATAGCTACCAGCGAATGGTGCTACAACTAAAATTGTTAGAATTAATCCTAATATCTTTTTCATCTTTTTAAATTTATTGATTATCGAAAACAGTGTTCTCGGTTGTGCTTACTAATTTGATACCCACCGTATCTGCTCCTATTCTATCTCTCAATGTTCTGTCCGCAACTACTGTTGCATAGTCATCTGAACCTTGGAAAATAACAAGTTCTTGTGCAACATCACCTTCAACTGCAAATGTCAAGCTCTTACTTGCTCCATCAGCTACTGTTACTGTGTGCGACAATATACCTAATGGTATATTTGAATCATCAGTTGCAGCACTTGCAAGTGGCAATAACAATTCATCTGCCGAAACACGTCCTAAGAGTGTTCCTGCTGCAAGCGTTACCGCTGCACCTGTTCCATTTGTGTACGTCCCTGTTGCGTAACGATTTTCACCTAGAAAAATCTTCGCTACATCATAGTCTACATGAAGTTGACTATCTGTATTAGTTACTACTGTTGCTCCCATCTTATTTCGTTTTTGAGATTAATAAACCACGCTCAGTTAAGTTAGCGTTCATTTTAGCTTCTAGTTGCTCAGATGCTGTAAGTTCCGATTTTGGAGTGATTATTTCACCATCAACACCAACATCTGGCACACCGTCTTTAACGATACCTGCTTTTTGAACCGCTTTCAAAGCTGAAACTTGAAACTCTGAAATATCCGAAGCCTTAATGTCTTCTTGTCCTTCAATTCCTTTCATCGCTAATTCAGCGTTAATTTCGTTCCATTTCGCCCATGCTGAAACTCTCTCTTTTTCTTTGTCAACGCCTAATCCTACGATTTCAGCGTATAGCTCAGGGTGCTTTTCTTTTAACTCTGATTTATTCATCTTTATATTTGTTTGTTTTATAACCTTTTTTTCTGCTTCTGGTGCAGTAACCGTCAAATCTGATTCAATTTCTGCTGCGATTTTAACGTGTGAGTTAATCTCCGCTGCTTTACTTGGAGTGATTTTAATTATCTTAGAAACTAAACCTATTTTCTTTGCTTCTTTTGCGGTTAGAAAAACGTCCATTCTGTCATCCATTGAGAAAATGTCTTTGACTTTTATGTTCTTCATTTTCTCAAATGCTTCAACGTCAATTTTCCCTCTAAGCGCAGCTTCTAATGACTTATTAGTATCAACTAGATTTTGTCGCAAACCTTCTGTAAATGATTCTGAATTTTCAAACCATGTAGGGTATGCAGCTCTATGTATCATCAAGTTTGAAACGTCTAATGCTTCAACGTCATCTGCGTACATTGGAATGTACGCACCCATTGAATAGGCTTTACCGTCAATTTTAACGGTTTTTTTACCCGTGTATTCTTTGAATTTAGCTACCATACCAAAACCGTAGTCAGGTTCACCTCCGCCAGTATTAAGGCGTACAGTAATGTCACCATCTGCATCATTCATCGAATTGATGAATTCCGTAGCTGTATAACTATTTATCGTGCCGTATATTAAAAATTCGTTCATTACGGTAAAAATAAATGCTTATATTAATTTTTTATGGGGATTTGCTAAATTTTAGCAAAAACATACTATATTTACAGTATGAAAACAATAAGATTGCAATCAGTCCCTAAAAGCCTTCATGATAATTTGGTTCTAATTCTAAAGGATCATGAGAAAACAGCGCCAAGTTTTATGAGACCAATGCTAAATGAAATCATTGAAGAGAATTTAGATTTTTTAGAACGTGACATTTCACATGAAAAAAAACACATTCAGATTTCTGGAGTTCCAGAAGATGTTTTTAGAAAAATATACAAAATTGCCACGAATAAAGGATTGACAATTGATCAATTAGTTAGGCAAAAATTAGATTGTGTTGTTGATAATTATCCTGTGAAATTATGAACAAAGAAACGAGAACTTTTATTTTGGGTTTAATCTTATTATTTATGTGCGGATATAGATCTGCACAATTAATGCACTCATTGTTACACGGTGGTTTTGATTACGGTTGGGATTGGGTATTCTTAATTTTTACATTTTTAGGAACGCTAATTGGAGCTGGTAAAATTCATAAAACAACATATTAAAAGGGTAGGTGAAAACTTTATAGAGTAGCCAAAAAAGTAAAATAAATATATTATGGGAGTTACAGATTTCCCTAGGATAAAACCATTAAGGTTGGGAATGACAGATTACGAGAGAGCGCAATTAAGACTGCATTGCTACAATGATGCAATGAGAATAAAATTAACGACTAAAGATCAAAGTTCTTATTATGACAAAAAAACAGTTAAAGAAATAGCTGAGGAAATTGAAACTTTTATTTTTAAACAGTAAACAAAAACTCCGAGCAATAACACTCGGAGTTTTTAATTTATTCATCTTCTATAACTATCTGTTCCTCTTCAATTCCATTATTAATAGCTTCTTGCATTTCACGCCCGAATTGTTCCATATTAGACCTTGAATCTCCACCATATAAGGTCTCTGTGGATTTTTCCAATGTAGTTAACGGCATATTTTCCGCTAGTTTACCTAGTTTAGCACGTTCTGCTTTTACCTCTTTTAATGGATCAATATGCGGGAACATAGGCCCCGTAAATCTACAATTTCTGTAAGCCTCTAAAACCAAGTAATTATCGTTTTTATGCGCTGCCAAGTAACCGGGCAAATTAACCAATCCTTCGATTATCTGAATGTGTAAGAAAAACGCGTAAATCGGTGCGTAAAATTGATTTGTCACATCGTCACGCTCAAAACTTATTGTGTGTTCCCAATCTTTTGTAGCTGTTCTTGATGCACTAAAAGAATCATTGTAAATTGAAAACGCTACGTTTGGAGGTATTCCAATTGATGCGCAAATTACGTTAGCATTGGTTTGATAAAATTCCTTAAATGAAAGTTTTCCATTTCCATGGTTTAGAGGTTCTATTTTAGATCCTCTTGTCATATTGAAGGCTTGTTTATTTGTTGTTGCAGTTACACTTGTCGCAATTTTATTGCCAGCATCATCTGTTGAAAAAGCATCTTGACCCCCACCATTTGAACCTTCCATTTTTAGCATCTGGTTCATAAAAGGCGTTGATTCATCTGAGAAAGCTTGATGAATAATTTGATACGCTACTTTTGCAATCTCTTCTGCATTACCAATTTCAGCTTCTTTGTACCGTTCAATTTTCTTGAGTGACTCAATAGATGTTGAAATAATTGGAAGCCCTCTGTTGTCTCCTAATCTATATTTTGAACCATAAAATAAGAATGCTTGTTTTAATTTTGCAGACTCGTTATAACATTCTATACGCTCATAATTATTCAATG